ACTGCGTAAATGGAGGCTGGAGCAAGACAATTCAGGCCCCTTCCGGGTCTACCGGGACATCAATAACAACATTTACCATAGTGTTACACACATCCTAAAGGAAACAAGCGACAAAACCGGACTGGAACGCTGGGAAGCCCGCCTGGGACCCGTCGAGGCAAGTTGCCAGCGGAATGTTGCAGCAACCCGAGGCAACATGGCCCACGGTCAAGCGGAGTATCTGCTGAAGTGCTCCATGCAGCTGGCACGATCAGCCGCCAACAAGCGCAACTCCATTCACTGGGACGATCAAGGCTTGGCACGTATCCCCAAGCCAATCACAAAGTGGGCCATCAACCGCGTCAGACCGAACGTACCCCGAGTCGGCTGGAGCGCTGCAGGCTACGCACGCGGTCTATGTGACTGGATCACCGAAAACGTTACTGAAATTTTTGCCTCAGAATTTTCTATTCATCACCCCGCAGGATTTGCGGGAACTTGCGATGCATTAGTAGGCGTAAAAAACAGCGATTTAGTTCTCATGGATTGGAAAACTAGCGTTTCCAGAAAAACTAAAACCGACAATGAAGGATTGGAACGTCTACCTCCCGGCCACACTTACATTGACCAGTGTGGAGCCTATTCACTAGGGTTGAAGCACATGACAGGCTTGAAACCTACTGGAGCAGCTGTGGTTTTAGCCCGCCGTTGCGGCAAGCCTAACGTGCACTGGATGACACTTAGCGAACTAGAAGAGGCTGAACAGTCGTTCTTGGAACGATGCCACCGCTACTTCGAGCAACTCCATAGCTAGCTGGAACGCTTGCGGGATGCTTGGCGCTTGCCTGCGTGTGCGCGGCGTTTTTTGTTTTCCACAACTTGATCTTGTGGAATCTGTGGAAAACCACCAGCGGCAAGCACAGCCTCAGCCGTCAAAGTCTGCTGGCTCATGTTGGCGCGGCTGAGCACTTCCTCAAATGCTGCAGCTTGCCGGAGCTGCTGCTGCCGCTTGTGCAGGTTGGGTAGGGTTTCTAGGTTCCAGCGGCTGGAGCCGATGCTGGAAGCCTCGCCGCGGTTCTCGCTCAGCCAAACAAGGATGCTGTCATCACATGGATGGTTCTGGGCCAGCCACAGCTTGTCGGCCCATTCGATCTTGAGGCGCCTGGCAGCCTCGCGGATTTGCTCGCGTGACTCCTTGCGCTGGCGCTGTGTGACCCACTCGCCGTTTGCCATGGTTCCCTATGGGTGAGGGTTACCCTGTAACACTACCACACCAGGCAAGGCCGCTAGGTCACATTGCAGAGTGTAACAAGAACAGGCAACGCAGCCTGCCCAGCTGGTACGCTTACCGCAAGCCCAACACAGGCACCCCCGCATGATCATCACCCCCGCAACCCGCAACGGTTGGAACTTCGCCGCCGATGCTGAGCTATCCGTGCTCGACATCCGCGAGCTTGAGGCCAACACCGGCTACTGCTGGACCGTTGAGACTCGCTACGCCGGACCTACCAACACCAAGGGCTCCCGTGTGCTGGTTTCGTTCGTAGGCAGCCGCAAGGGCAGCAAGACCTACAGCTGGGACCACGAGCTAACCACCGGCCAGAATCACCTGGCGGCTGCCGTTGCCTGGATGCAACAGCTAAGCAGTCTCAACGGTGCACCGTCCTACAGCCTGGTGAGCAAGGCCAGCACCGCCAAGGGCTACGTGTTCACGTTCTGCTAGGTGGTACACCCACCGATCAATGGCCCGGCCAGTAGGTCGGGCTTTTTGCTGCGCGGCCTGCGGCCGCTTGCAAGGTTAGAGCTTAAGATTGAAGCAAACAGGCCGGAGATCTTAACAGTGAGCGACGCACCGGAAGCTAACAACGTGGCGCCGGATGTTGCGCCGCAAACTACAGAGAACGGTTACCCATACGATAGCGCCGAGCGTGTCCGCACAATGTATGGGACGCGCAATCCTTACGCGGTTATAGAGCAACGTCAACAAAGGCTATACAAACGCCAGCTTGACGGACTAACAACGCGCCAACTAGTTCTAGAACATGCAGAACGCGAGAGTGTGGCTGTAAGTACAGCCTGGAAAGACTGGGAAGCGGTGCAAAAGTGGGTAACGGAGGATTTTGAGAAGGAAAGACCGCGTTTAGTCTCTCGAATCTCCCAGATGCGGGAACGGTTGTTTGCTGCAGCGGTTAAGAAAGGTCAGTTACAGACTGCGGCCATGCTGCTCAAAGATATGGGCGCGGTCGTTGGTGAGGTCGCACCGGAAGCTGCAGCCGCTGCAGCGCCTCGCCTGGAGATCACCGTGGAAGACAAGCGCCAGGCTTGACGCCTGCGGCTGTTGTGCTACAATACGGGAGTAAGCGAACCCAGCTTCCCATGACCAACACAGAACGCAACTTCATCGGCTATCTGCTGGCATCTGGCGCCATCGTGGCTGCACTTGTCGCTATGGGTTTTGATAATCATTCCCAGCTGCAGCGGTGCGAATCGACTGGCCGATCGGCGGCTGAGTGCCGGCTCGTGGTGCTCGGGCGATAAGCATCGCTAATGTTACACTGTGTGACAGTAGGCCGCACTGCGCGGGTCTGCTGTGCTACAGTACGAGAGTAGTACAGGCACACCACGCCATGACGCTCACCACTTGCGCCGCTCTCCTGCTGGCGCTGATCCTGCTCCCCCTGCTGATCCTGCTCTGGGCCAGCGAGTCTCGCCAGCAACGCGCCAAGCGCTGGCGCCGCGCTGGCCTGACGCAGCAAGCCATCGCCGATCGCCTCGGCTGCAGCCGCACCACGGTGCGACGGCTGCTCGCGGCATAGTACAACTGCACTAGGGGGTAGGGTTCGGCGCTGCCTGCGGCGGGACGCCACCCAGGGAACCTACTGACACATTCTCAAATCCTTCTTCTGTACTACACCGGGGCAGGGGTTCGATTCCTGTAATACCCTAGAAAGTACCCCCATACATAAAAATGCCCGATTCTGCTGGAGCACTCACCCTTCGCTACGCCCAAGGCGAAGTTTTCTCCAGCCGAAAACGCTTCAGAGTATTGGTAGCTGGCCGGCGATTCGGCAAAAGTTACCTGTCATGTATCGAGTTATTGCGTGGGGCGATCGAAAGGCCGGGCGAAACCTTTTTCTATGCCGCCCCTACATACCGGATGGCGAAAGACATTGCCTGGAAAGTCCTAAAACGCCTCGTCCCGAAAGCCTGGATCAAGGCAAAGAACGAAACGGACCTCAAAATCGAGCTGGTGAACGGTTCGACGATCGAATTGAAGGGCACTGAAAACGCCATGGCTTTACGAGGCAGAAGCCTCGCTGGAGTTGTACTCGACGAAGCCGCATTTATGGACGCGGAAGTCTGGTTTGAGGTGATCCGCCCGGCCCTTGCGGACAAACAGGGCTGGGCATTGTTTATTTCAACGCCTGACGGCACCGCCAGCTGGTTCTACGAACTCTGGCAATACGCAGATAGCGGCGACAAGGACTGGAACCGCTGGCAATTCACGACGATTGACGGCGATAACGTCCCCCCGGAAGAAATCGAAGCTGCCCGCGCCCAACTCGACCCGCGCACCTTCCGCCAGGAGTTCGAGGCCAGCTTCGAAAACCTCAGCGGTCTCGTCGCCGTTTCATTTAGCGACGAGAATATCGACAAACAGGTCCAAGACCTCCCCGTCCTACCCCTCTTGCTTGGGGTGGACTTCAACGTGGACCCAATGAGCGCGGTCTGCGCAGTGAAAAAAGGCGATGTGCTCTGGGTCTTCGACGAAATCATCATGACCGGCGGCGCAACCACCTGGGACCTATGCGAAGAAATCCAATCCCGCTACGGCGTGGAGCGCCGCATCATCGCCTGCCCCGACCCCACAGGCGGCGCCCGCAAAACCAGCGGCGTTGGCGCCACCGACCACAACATCCTGCGCAAATCCGGCTTCACAGTTTCCAGCCCCCGCAATCCCTGGAAAATCCGCGACAAGATTACCTGCGTCAACACCGCCCTACTTGATGCTTCTGGAACCCGCCGCCTCTTCATCCACCCCAAGTGCAAAGAACTCATCAAATCCCTCCGCACCCTGACCTACTCCCCTGGAACGGGCCTCCCCAACAAAAACCTTGGCGTAGACCACGCCTTCGACGCCCTCGGTTACTTATGCCTACAGACCTTCAACTTGGCCAAACCAGAGAGTCTGGGCAAAACGTCTTATCGTGTGTGGTAACAGCTGAAATATCGTGGCCAAAAAGCCGACTAAAGCCCAAAAGAAGGTCGCCAAGGTCATGCGTGAGTACGGCAAAGGCGAACTGCACTCGGGCAGCAAAAAAGGCCCTGTGGTGAAGTCCCGCAAGCAGGCAATCGCCATCGCCATGAGCGAAGCCGGCATGGCAAAACCCAAGAAAACCACCAAAAAAGGTAAGAAATAATGGCAAAACGCGGCCTTTACAGCAATATCGCTGCAAAACGCAAGCGCATCGCCGCCGGCAGCGGCGAAAAGATGCGCAAACCTGGCACAAAAGGTGCCCCCACCGCTGCTGCCTTCAAAGCAGCCGCCAAAACCGCCAAAAAACCCAAGAAATAGCCTCAATTTCT